AGGTTGTAGATTTAAACCCTCCTCCATCGCCCAATTCTGTAATTCATCAAACCTCAGTATACTTAATAGACTTACTGTCGAGAATATCTGCATTTTTATATTATTATACTTTCTTAACGTTCGTACGTTATCAACAATACCTTCCCAATCAGACCTCCTCCTTATATAATCATTATATATTCCATAACCATCTATAGAGGCGCTTATATATACAGTATGGAACTTCCTAACATAATTTAAAAAATTGTGTTTATTTGCAGCCTTTAACGTGACCAAGTTACTATTCATCTCTATATTGATGTGGTGAGCTTGTCCAGTCTCTATCACCTTATCCAGAAACTTATACTGCTCGGTCATCACTAGAGGTTCACCACCTTGCAATATGATAGACCTTACATAAGGGGATAATATAACGAGGTCTCTCATAGAGTAGTCACCAGCACTACCTTTGGATGTGGCGATCAAATTTGGTTCACCGAATGATATTAATTTTTCATAATTATGTTTCTTCGATACACTTGATCTTATGGACGAGTTGTCTGGGGTACACATATAACAATCTAAATTACATGTATTACCGAATATTCTCATCTGCATAATTAAGACCCGATTTTTGAATTCATATTTCCCTTTATCTATGAAGTCTTGTATTTGGTCTAATGATTCAGGGCTGTCGTATAAGTTCCTTTGTTCCATAATTCTATCAGAAACACCATGCTCTTTCTCTTGTTGTATGCAAGAACGGCAGTGATCCTGGATTAGCTCACTTTTATTATTATCCACCGATAACATATCCTTACGTATAGCATTCATCTTATCCGAAGTGAACCATTCTATAGGGGTTGTGTTCTTATAATTCACTAAAGGTTGTTTAGGGGGGTTAGCACCTACACAACAAACAAAATACTCCCCAGAAACGTTCGTGTATATGTTATTGAAAACCTTCGGACAGAACCAAATATCATCACTTAGTAACTTGTCTAGCAGTTCCTTCCTTTCCTTTCTCATATCAATTGTTCCGCTTCCCAAGCAGCACTCATCGCCTCTTGTTCCGCTTCCCAAGCAGCAAATAGATCTGCCTTTTTTGTACTACGCTTCGCAGTAGGGTCGTAGAATTCTTCTAGCTCTGGGAATACATCGAATAGATGTGTTTCCCACTTAGTGCCTTCGTAATGCTTATCCACCTTTAAAAGGTAATCGAATATGTTTTGTATATCAATATCAGGGTCTGCGTCCATTTCAAGACTAGCCACAATATCAGGCCATTCGGTATACTTGGGTATCAATGCGTCTTTTATTTTTCTAGGTAGGTTATTAGCTCTTAGGTGCTTAGGTGAATCAACATGAGCCCAATTTAATTGGTCAATAACTGGATTCTCTTTACACCAATCAACTACCTCGTAAAACCTCATCACACTGAGGAATGATATCAGACCATTAAAGTCTACAACAACATTAGAATATTTACCGCATTCATTGATATTGAATTCAAGGTCTTTCCATTCTGTTCTTCTACGCATATATTCTATAACAGGACCGATCCCGTCAACGGAAGCAACCATAGCTACGTTCCTGAAGTGTGGTAGATACTTGAATATGTTGTGCTTACCTTTCTTAGTTTTAGTAAGGTTTGTTTGGTATTTAAGATAGATGTCCTTAGCGTGGTCACCCTCTATTAACATATCCAACAACTCGTAGTGCTTCTTCATGATCAGTGGCTCACCACCGATGATCTTTATACTTCTTATATAAGGGGCTAGTTCGATTACTTGATCAAGTACTCCAGGCGTTTTGTCTGAGATAACTAACTTCCACTCCTCTTTGTTGCTGGGTAAGTGTCCGTGTATTTCATCATTCCACAGACCCTTATCCGCTCCCTTCATTCTGGTTGTTGAGTTCTGATGGGTACACATGTAACAATCTATATTACATTCCGAACCGAAGATCTTTAATTGGACTTCAATTATTCTTTCATCAAAACTAAACTTACCAGTATCCTTAATTCTCTCGATAGAAGATTCTATATCGTCCCACAATTCGAAATTGTTTGTGTGGATTTTAAGGCAGTTAGTTCTACGTGACCGACCGTATAGATTCTCATCACTCACGCACCGAGCACAATTCTTATTTACTGTCTTTAGATCCGATTCGGGGTCCAACATCTCAGTACGTAGATCATTCATGTAATCACTGTCTATCATCCATTCCTTTAACGAAGTATTTGTTATAGTATGGTTATCATCGCCAGCACCGAAACAGCAAGCCTGATACTTCCCGTCTATTTCAGAATATATCTGAGTGAACGGGCAAGTACAGAAGAAAACATCCTTATCTAGCACTTGGTTAATTAAAGCCTTTTCACCAGAAGCTTCTGTCAGTATTATATTATCCCTTGTTTTATTGGATAAATCCTGAAACCACTCTTCAGTGTTGACATTACCAGGAGCGGAATTGTCTCCAGGACCACCCTTAGTCATGTGCCCTGCTAATTTTTTATCATCCATCATATTAACCTTCAGATTGGTTGTGGTATTGTTCAAGTTCAGGGAACACATCAAATAGCTTTGATTCCCATTTAGTGTCTTTATATTGTTTGTCTTGCATCAATAGGTAGTCTATAGCGTCTTGATGCCCAACACCGTTATTAGATTCTTTTAATACATTTTGTATATCAGGGAATCCTTCGTATTTAGATATAAGCTCTTTCTTTAACTGATCAGGTAATACATTAGCGCATAACTTCTCGGGGCGTCTTATGTTAGACCAATTGATTTGATCGAACAACTCTATGTTATCGTCAAACCATTCTATAAGTTGGTAGAACCTCATAACGCTTAGGAAGGTGATAGTGCCATTCACACATACTGTGACTTTAGGGTATTTCTTAACTTCCTTGATGTTATTGACTATATTTTCCCAATTAGATCTTCTTCTGATGTAATCATTAGCTGAACCTATACCGTCCAGAGATACCGTGAATTCAAATCTCTGGAAGTGACTAAGGTAGTCTCTTATGTCATATTTACCTGATGTTAATACTGACATGTTCGTTTGATATTTGATTGATATTTCTGGACCGTGACCCGTGGCTATAACAGCTTCCATCAACTGGTAGTATTTAGCCATAACTAAAGGTTCACCACCGATCAATTTAAGGTGTCTTATATAAGGGGCTACTTTAACTATCTGTTCTATAATATCTTCAATAGGTTTATCTCTAACCCTTTCCACTTTATTCTTATCCGCACCCATTAAGGAGAAATCGTCCCACACGTTTTGACCGTCCATGATATCAGAATCCATTGATTTGATTCTTACAGTAGAGTCGAACGGGAAACACATATAGCAATCGAAGTTGCATTCATTACCAAAGGCTTTTATTTGTACTTCGAAGATTCTATCTTCTATATGACCTTTACCTGATACTTTAAAACGGTTCACCGCGTTATGCATATTTGGCCAAAAATCCTCATTATTAGATTGAATCTTTAAAGAAGCCTGTCTACGCGATCTCCCGTATATCTTCTCTTGTCGTAGGCAATCCTGACAGGATTCTTTAGCGAACGTCAAGTCAGAACCTGGAGTTAACATCTCTGTTCTGAGCTTGTTCATACCTTCGTTGTTTATGAAAAAGTCGTTAATGTCAGTATCCTGTATACTAACATTGAATTCCTCTCCACACGCCCAAGAACACGGTGCGAATCTACCACCAACGCTAGTGTACAGCATTTGAAATGGTGCACCGCAGAACCAGATCTCTTCGTCCTTTATTTGTTGTTCTAATTTATCAGAACCTTCAGGATACCAAGAAGCGTTGTCAACCTGAATCTGTTTTAGGTTTCGTTGTAGGGTTTTATTAACGAACCACTCTGACGTGTTTACTCTTCCTCCCCCTAAAAATTTATCTCCAGGACCACCCTTAGTAAGGTGATCTGGTAATTCGTCATTAGATGTTGCTATAATTTCGTTCATTTATATACTCCCTGTACGGGCTTGATGGTCTAGATCGAATGCCCATTTCTTTTCGTAACACCAGAAACAATCATGGCATTCCTTTTCGAAGAATTGAGTATATCGAGCCGAACCCACACACGACCTTGTTAGTGGGTATAACGTTTCCATTAAACCTTCCTGTCTGTAAATGTCAGCAACGAATTTCTTATCTACGTTACCGAATATTTGGTACATATTATTACATTTAAACTTAGATTTGAATAACGTTTGTCTGTGCCCGCAAGGGTCTCTACGTCTCTCAGCCATCCCATAAAACCTTAAACTAATCTTCTTCATTTCTTCTACTGGAGGGTTTAATGTCATACCGTCTATACGTAATGGCATATCATAATTATCTACCACCCCTTGTAGTATATTATCTATTTGAATTATCTTAGAGATTTGTACCCTATTTAATGTAGAGTAGTGTTCAGGATAATCCTCTTTCAATTGGTCACACTCATCCCAACTTACTATAGATTCGTCCTTATCGTTAAAGTCGAATATCTCTATATCACGTATATTCGCTGAAGGGAATTTATTCTTCATCCAACCGACAATATCTTCCGCAGCCTCGGCATCTAATTGTGCGTGTAAATCCCTCAGTGTTATAGGTATAATCTCTATATCTGGGAAGTGTTTACATGTAAGGTACATTGCTGCAGCTGAGTCTAACCCACCTGATAATGATACTATAACTTGTTTTGGTAGCTCGAAGTTATAGAACTCTATCGTTTTGTTATCGTATGTTATGTTCATAATTTATCCTTAATAAGTAATAATTGTATTTATACCTTGACTTCTAGAGTGTTATAGAGTATACTATATACATATTGAGTAGGAAATTATTTTAATCTTTTTTGTAAATGAGTCAAAATAAAGCTTTACTTTTATATAGATATGAGGTATAATAGTTGTATATTGAGTTGAAGGAGTTTATGTTATGAGTGATTATAAGTTTGAGATCGGTGTTAAGGTTTCCCCTAAGAATATGTATGGTGAACCAACCCCTAGTGCTGAGTTTGTTATCTCGGATCGTAAGGTCGTGACCTCTAATGATCTAAGTGTTACTCAACGTGAAACATACTCCTTACATAATGTGTACTATAAGCAAGGTGCAGGTTGGTATAGAGAAGAAAGACTATTAGCCTAGTTGCCAGAGTGGTCGAACGGAACGGATTGCAAACTCGTTAACATCGTCGGTTCGAATCCGACACTAGGCTCCACACATTATGGAAGGTTCGCATAACGGTATTGCACCTCCTTGCTAAGGAGACGTTCGAAAGGGCATATAGGTTCGAATCCTATACTTTCCGCCACATTAGCCCGATTAGTTAAATGGTATAATAATTGTTTTGTAATCAATAGTTGGCAGTTCGATTCTGTCATTGGGCACCACATTAAGGGGATTGTATGTTTATAGCACATTTGATAGTAGATGATAGACATATAAAGACTAAGGAATTTAGTACTGATCAACATCCTAGGCTTATAGCTAAAGAGTTGATTAAGTTCCAAGGCGACCCTAGTAAACGCGGAGAATTGATTCTCTGTGATGATGATAATTATCCTCTAGAGGATACTGAGTAAGTTTTGCGGGTGTAGTATAATGGTTATTATAGGAGGTTTCCAACCTTTTGATGTCGGTTCGATTCCGTCTATCCGCTCCAATAAAAGATTTCTATCGTTTAAACGGTAGAGATGCAGGGGGAAAGCGTCGCCTGAAGCCAAAAATACGACGCATATATTTGTCCCATTAGCATAATGGATAGTGCAGTGGATTTCTACTCCATAGATCAGGGTTCGACTCCTTGATGGGACGCCATTATTATTAAAGTGAGTATATTATGAATATTACATTAAGAAAAGCGAACACCCTACAGCATTCAATCAACAAAGCTTTACGCGAGCTAGGGAATAGTGCCTCTACTTACATCCCTATTAGTGAGCATGATGATCAAGTGTTCACTACTATTAA